AAGCGTGCTTTGCGTTGCCCATGCTAGACAAGACCTCAGACTTCATCTGCTTTAGCTCATACTCCGCTTTGTCAAACGCTGCTTGCGCGGCTGGTAGGTAATGCAGGCCGTCAATCTCTACCTCGGTGTCGTCAATGTCTGGGTGCAGTTCTCTAACCGCCTGGTAGGTTGACTCTGATCCATCCCAAGCGGGCGCTGTGTCATTCTTGACTCCATGCCAAAACCTTTCGGCAGCCTGCTTCATAACGTCTTGCTCAAACTCGTCGGCTTCTACCCAGTACTCAACCCAGTCCATTGCAACCAGTCCAACAATGACCGCACGCTTCACTCCCATTACCAGCATGTAGAACTGGACTTGCGCCAGATAGCTCGGCGGCACTTCATCCCAATAGTTTCTAGACGTCTTTGCTTCCACAATTACCCACTCGCCATCAACTTGGGTTAGCCCGTCAGGGTTTGCGTGTAGGTAAGGGATAGTCGGGTGCTGGTAAGTGCCTGTGGTGAATACTTCCCACTCTGGGTGCTGTCGCTTCAGTAGCGGCCCCATGATTACCGGTTCGAGTATGTTGCCAAGGTCGGCAGGGAATGAGTCAATTATCTTTTGTGGCAGGTTGCCAGTCTTTAGGTGGTGCAAGTAGAAGGCTGACTCCCAGCGGTTGAGTCCGAGGATTGTGCCAATCTCAGAACCGCCGATTCCGTCAGCGCGTACTTCGTGCCACTCTGAAGTGCCGTTATCAAACACTCCAAGTAGCTTTGCGCTGTTGAATGTTGCCGGTGCGTGAAGCTCCATTATTCCCTCTTTCCTAGTTAGGCTTATCTTATGACTGCGCAAGGACATCTTACAAGTCGGTACATGGCTTTGTTGAAAAAGATAAGTGTTGCCGGCGGCGTGCCTTGTGAGGAACTTCCCAACGCGTTCTTTCCCGAGGACATCACCGATCCTGAGCAGCGCCAGGTGTCGACCAAGATGGCGCGCGCCTTGTGTAAGACCTGCCCGATACTGCAAGCGTGCTTCACCTACGCGCTGGAAACGAACCAGCAGTATGGCGTGTGGGGTGGAACTACTGCCGACGAAAGATAATTCGCTCTTTGCAAATTTATAGGGTATCTTCTGGCTATGAACTCAGAGCAAGCACTTACAGCCTTAGCCGAAGGCATCCGAGCAACTCAAGCGCCAGCGTGTCAGACAACAGACCCCGACGCTTGGTTTCCTCAAGGTGGTTCGCCCAACCCAGACCTGCACCCAGCCATACAGCTCTGCAAGGTTTGCCCGGTGATAACCTTGTGCCTACAGTATGCGCTGATAAATAATGAGCAGTATGGCATCTGGGGTGGACTGAACTCGCGTCAGCGAGCTAGGTTGCGGAAGTCTACTTCTTTGTCACGATCGAAGTCAGCACCGACAGCAGCGCCGACCCCAGCGAGATGCTGAAGAACCCAACCCAATCGGCTGAGAACAGCCCAACTGTGCCACCACCTAAGAACGCTAGTCCTGCTTGAGCGAATGTCTTGATTGCTCGCTCACCTGCGAAGTTCCAAAAAGCTTTATTAAACATTTCCATTAGTCCAATCTTGATTGTTTTTTCCGTCTTGCCACGATGCACTTACAGTGTACGCCGTAGTAATGATTGAGATAAGCGATACGCCGCCAGTTATCAAAGTGACGCCGACCCCCCACTGGTCAACCAGGAACGTCACAGCACCGAAGATAATCATGGCAAAGCCGAGTCGGTATGATCCGAAGATTAGCTTGCGCCGAAACTTCCAGCTTGCTCCGGTTGCCGACTCCGGCTCATCCTTTAGAAAGAACACTCCGTCAAGCATCTTCAAAAGGGTTTTTTGCAACATTCGCAAACCTCTCGTACGGGCTTCTTTACGTTAGCGAGTATTAGCTTGTAAACGTCAACCTTGTCAGACGTTACGCCGAAGACACCCTTGAGGGTTCTAGAGGCTGTGACGTGTACGTGAGGGCCTGACGATTGCCCTGTGTTGCCAAGCACTCCGACAGTCTGACCTTTGCGCAGTTTCTGCCCGACTGAATACCCTGGCTTAGAATCCATGTGGCAGTAACCAAGATACCAAATCACGCCGTCTTTATCCATCGCTGTCTGAACGACAACCCAACCGAGAACGTCTGAGAACTGGATGAGCTGGATTGTACCCTTGGCGATTGCAGGTATGCGTGTGCCAAGCGGTCTTGCCCAATCGGTTCCTGAGTGCGGTTGCATACCGTTTGCTTTGCGAAAGTTGCTCATCTCGCCATAGTGCGAGGTTATGTATTTTGCGTCATAAACCAAACGCCAATCTGAAAGTCTCTTAGCCACGAAGAACGCCCACTAACCCGACTGCCACCGCTCCGAGCGTTGCGCCGTAGACTCCGTAAACTAGTCGAGCAATTAGCTCTACCTTTGCTAAACGAGTTTCCATGTTGGCAACCTTTTCGGGCAGATACTTCAAGCCACGTAACTCAGCGAACATCTCGATTTGATTTTCGTTCACTTCCATAAGCTTTTCATAAACTTGAACGTTAGTGATGCGAACTGAAGAGTGTGTTTCGTCTGACATAGATTTAGTTTACCAGAACGTGATTGCAACAAAATAAATTCATTAGCGACCTGACCATGAGGGGTATCTGAAAATCACTATCCCACTTCCGCCAGCAGCACCCTCTCCTGATGCTGCACCACTTGCACCGCCACCGCCGCCACCGCCAGTGTTTACTGCCCCTGAAGTAGGACTCGTTGCGGTTAGCCGACCACCCGATCCACCGCCACCTATTCCACCTGCGCCAATCGTAGAGATAGTTCCACCTGCGCCGCCGCCGCCACCTGCGTAAGCATTATCAGCACCTGTACTTGTTGCGATTGCCCACTCTGATTTGTTTGTGTTACCACCACCGCCAGAGCCACCAGTAGATGAGCTACCATTATTGCCTGCTGCTAAAGCACCGCCGCCACCGCCACCGCCTGGTACTTGTCCATCAGTAGGCCCAAAACCTGACCCGCCGTCGTTGCCCTGCCCAGATGTACCCGAGCCGCCGGCTACCCCTGCACCACTCGCAGACTGATTTCCGCCGCCGCCACCGCCAGAACCGCCCGACCTTCCGACAACTTGATTGCTTTTACCGCCGCCGCCGCCGCCGACGGCCGAAGTAAAACCGGCTATTGACGAGCCTGACCCATCAGAACCAACTCCAGAAATGCCACCTGCGCCACCAGCCCCAATTGTCACTGCGTAAGAGCCAGTCAAGGTCAAGTCTGAATCGCTAAAAAATCCACCAGCGCCGCCGCCAGCGCCGTAAGAGCTACCGCCTCCGCCCCCCCCCGCCACAATAATGATTTCTGCTTGCAATATTGTGCCTCTAGTAACCTCAAAGGTTCCAGTCGAATTAAAAACTCTGTAGTTGTAACCGCCAGAACTAAAGACCTGCCCGCCTGTAGCGGTTGCGCCAGAAGATGAAACAATTGCAGCTAGTGGAATCATATTGAAATTCGACCAACTACTCTGTATTCGTTGGCTGCGGTCTTTATAACTGCGGCAACGGCGTACTGTGTGTCAATGTAAAAGTCTGATGTTGTTTCAGTACCAATCCCAGCCCAAGAAGTTACGCCCGAACCAGCGGAGAGAAAAGCAGAACCCGTTCCATTTCTAATAACTTGAATTGAATCCCCTATTGAAAGCACGTCATCAAAAGTGATAATTGCATCTCCGGTACCCGTTGTCTGAATTATCGTGTTTACATCAGCCGCATCGACGGTATAGTCGGTAGTTTTTGCCGTTACTGTAGTCGCTACAAACTTGGAGTTCATATCTCCAAAAGCGGCGGAAGATGCGCCGTTTGATACATAAGCCTGCCCAGCAGTTCCACCTTCAATAGGGACTATTAAATCTCCCCACTCAGCGCCATCGTAAAACTGGTATTTGTTTTCATCTTCAAGCCAACTAAGCATACCTTCCAGCGGAACTGAGATAGTTGATGTTCGAGTTGCTGCGTCAGCGAATACCATAACCGCTTGGTTTTGTAGGTAGTCGTTTATGTTGCTTGCGGTTATTACTTCACCAGGTTGCCATGTTCTAAACCCTGACATTATTGGCCAACTTCAAACTGAGTTGCTTCCCAGTCAATTATTTCTTCATTCCACGAATACATCAGCCCGTCCTCTGGGTAAGGCACTGGCGCTTCCCATTGTGCGGTTTCTTCAACTAGCAGCCAAGACTCATAGGGTTTCGGTGAGATAAATGCGTCACGATCTAAGTCGTAAGTAAACCCGATACCTGCGTAGTTCTTGCGAATGTTTCCGTTGTAAGAAGTCCTCACGCAAGTCTGCCCACGAAACTCACCATAGTAAGCTTCCCAGTCTGAGATGCCGTCAACAGTTTCATCTTCATTGCGCCCGACTATTACTTCGGTGACAATGTTGTCTGAGTCTAAAAATGCGTAATGTGCCATATGTCTAGTTTACCTTTCCTAAGCGAAACTGATGTTGTCTGTGCCTGCTGTAAAGGTTGTGACCTTGTATCCGCCAGAAGTTGCTGTTGAGGATGTTAGCCCACCGCCGATTGTAAGCGTGTAGCCATCTGGGTATTTGATGATTACAATTCCTGAGCCGCCATTTAGACCCTGCCCTGTGTCCGAACCACCACCTGCGCCGCCGCCAGTATTGGCTACTCCGGCAGTTCCAGCAAACTGAGTAGACCCAGAATCTCCACCATTTCCACCGCCAGCAGTCCCAGTTCCTACGCTGCCTTCGTTTATTCCGCCACCGCCACCGCCTGCTCGACTAACTGCTGAGCCTGTTATAGAAGATGAAACCCCTGCGCCGCCGTTGCCACCAACCGAACCATTTCCATTAGAGCCAACCGAACCTGCGCCACCGCCACCGCCGCCGCCGAGGGCAGACATGGTATTACTACCGCTGCCGCCAGCGTAACCCTGATTAGTTGTGCCAGCGCCAGGAGTGTTTCCGTTTCTTACTCCGCCCGAACCCGAACCGCCAAGTCTGCCGCCAGCGAACATAGACTGACCAGTTCCCTGTCCGCCACCATCACTAGTAACGGTTGCAAAGGCAGAGTCATTTCCTTGTCCGCCGTAGCTTACGTTAGAAGTAGAACCGACACCGCCAGCGCCGATAGTAACCGTATAGCTAGTAGCTGCCACCAGTGTTAGCGCCGTTTCTGCGCTTGCTCCACCACCTGATGATTCACCTGAAACGCTTGAGCGGTATCCACCTGCCCCTGCGCCGCCGCCGATTGCAAAAGTAGAACCGCCACCGCCTGCAATAACCAAATAATCAACCACTAGCGGCGCTAAATTGGCAAAGAATTGTTTCCAAGAGCCACCTATTTTAGTGTGACCTTCGGCAACCTCTTTCCAGCTGCCACCTATTCGGGTGTGTATCCCTGTGACATCTTTGAATGTCCCGCTGATTTTTGTGTGGGCAGTCATTTAGACCTCGTAGACCAGCCAGACATCTCCGTCTGAACCGCCCGTTGGTGCTGAGGTTGAGAGCGTGATGTTCCTGACTACGTTAGAACCGGTTGCGGCCGTAGTAACAGCGCCGTTTGTTTCTAGCACTCTTACGTCTAGCTGAGTCTGAATGTCAGAAGTCACGCCATCTACATAGTTTAGCTCTGCGGTAGTTGCGGTTACCCCGTCAAGGATGTTTAGCTCGGTTGCATCTGCCGTCACACCGTCGAGAATGTTCAGCTCTGCTGTAGTTGCGGTCACGCCGTCAAGAATGTTTAGTTCTGCGGCTGTAGAGGTTACGTCGCTAAGCTGTGAAGCTGGAATTGTTACCGCGGTTAGATCAACGTCAAGAGTTACGTCGCCAGAAGTGCCACCGCCTGTTAGTGCAGTGCCAGCGGTTACGCCTGTAATGTCACCGTCAGAAGCCGCTGCAACCCACGCTGCGCCATTGTAGAAGAACAGGGCAGAACTATCCTCAAGATAGCTAACCATGCCCTCAGCGACGCTTGTGCTTAGTGCTGTGCTTCTAGCGGCTGCATCGGCGAATACCATAACAACCTGGTCTTGCAGATAAGTTTGGAACTCATCAGCGTCTACGACTTCAGCGATGGCCCATTGTTTCCAGCCGGTCATGTAATCTCCTAGTAACTCAGTGCGTTGCCACTTGTAAGTCTACCAAAGATGGCATCTGACAAAGTGAAGAACTGGTATTCGGTAGACGCTAGTCCTAGCGTTACCCTGTGGGATGTCGGTGTAATGGTTTGTGCAATTCTTATCACTTCCGCGTATCTATCTATTGCTGGTGGGACATCGTTAGGCGTAAACACTAAGCGAATAAAGTCGGTGACCTCAAGCGAAAGAATCTGAGTTTGTACTGTAGGGCTTAGGTCTGTTATGTCAATTTCAATTGACTCAAAGCGATACTCTGGCTGCGCGTATCCCGACACTAGATAAGTCGCTAGGTTCTCGGCGCTTGTGTCGTTGTCTAGTGGCAGGTTGGAAAGTGAAAGAGATGAAATCCCAAAGTCTTTTTGCGAGTCTAAGTTCACAGCCGTAGCAGTCCCACCGTTTGTGCGTGTGATTGTGACCTCGTTGTAAAGCAACTCTGATCCGTAGACAACTGCCAACGCCTGATAAGGGATGCCCGTTTCATCGTCAGCAAAAGTTAGCGGTGTGCCAGCGGTTGCTTTGAAGCGGTCATCAAATGTAGCTATGCCGGACTTGCTTATGTAGAAGTCACCTGGCTCGGAGTCGGCGATTGAGTTGATGTAGCTAAGTGCGTTCGTGCCTTCGCTAATGACATCTGCCTGAAGGCTCTGTGCGCCTGTCTCAAGGTCTAGCAAGTTGTTAGGCCATTGCACTCCAGCGTTACCGAGAATAGCCGCTATGCGCTGCCCTGTGAACTGTGTGCTGGTTGTAGTTGCCGTTAGGGATTGGTTGGCTATCTGAGTGATACCATCTGACGCTTTGATAATGGCTACCGAGTTACCCTGTGGAGCGTAGGTCAAGTCCCAGTCGTCAATAACGCCTTGATACTGAACGATGCTATTTGAGGTTATTCTTATTTCACGCTTTGGAAGTATCTGCCCTGCGTATGGGCTTGCAGAATAAAGCGGGTCATAGCTTCGAAGGTTATTATCTAGTTGTATGTTGGCCTTGCCCGATTGGTATTTATCAAGCTGACGTGACTTGCCTCGGCTGATTGAATAGACCAAAACATCAGGGGTTACGTCTTGATAAATAGCTCCGCCCAGTATGGTTTGGGCAGCGTCTAGGATTCCATAAAAAGCGTCGTCTAGTTTTGCAAACTCAGCGTCTGGTTGACCGGATAGGTCAAAGCCGATTTCGACTTTGTTAGTCGCCACTATGCCCTCGCAAACACGCGACCAGAGCCGCGCTCGTAGCGCACGATTTCTTCGACTATCTTTCGCCCGATGTCTGTACCGTCTGCACCCATGCCAGCGTTGATTGTTATGTTGATGCCCTTGCCTGAACTGTTTACGAATTGGTTTAGCCTGTCTAGCGGAATAACCGCCTCGGCTTGTCCAGCTTCTCCAATAACTCCCAGCGTGCCACCGGCTCTGGGCATAACGATTCCACCCTCGGCAAATCCATAAGGGTTGAAAGTTTGCGATCTACTGTCTGTTGTGTAGCCACCTATTTGACCCAAGCCTGGTAGCGACTTACTCTTTACGCTTGTGCCGTTGAACGCTTTGATTACGTCAATGACTCGCTGGAATGTATCGGCGACAATTTGTAGCGCCGTAGAAAGAATGTTCAGGCCAACAATAATTGCGCCAGCGGTTAGGTCTAGCAGGAACTGAACGATTGGGGATTTTAGTATTGCGCCAATGGTTTCTGCAATCACTCCAAACGACTTACCTATGCTTCCAAGGGCTGCCAAAAAGTTCTCGTTAGTAACAAGCTTTATTATGGTCGCCAAAATGGTCTTGGCTAGAACTGTCAAGAACTCAAGCACCTGCCCAACTGGTTCTCGCAAGTCCTCAAACAAACGGTTCAAATCTGGTAGAGCTGCTTGGATAAGCGGAGCTAGTTCTTTTGACACGTCTGCAAGTATTGACTCAATCTTTTCAAACAGCGCAAGCATAACCGGAGCAGCTTGGTCAATGATTGGGCCGAACCTGTTTAGTAGGTCTAGCAACTTTGGAGCTAGTGCGCTACCGATTTGGATTGCGACATCTTCAAGCCTTGACTTCATCAAGTCCATTTGAGCGTTGAAGGTTTGTAGTTGCTTTTGCGATACCTCGTCAACTGTTCCGCCGGCAGTTCGCAGCTTGCTTTCGTATTCGGCAAGAGCTTCGCTGTTACCAACCAACGCCAAAATACCCTGGCGCGATTGTTTGCTGAACCCTAGGTTTGAAAGCTCTGCAAGTTTCTGCTCGGTGCTTAGTCCATCAAACGCAACTGTTACATCTCTGGCAATGTCTGCCAAGTTGTTCATGTTACCTTCAGCGTCAAAGACTGCAATGCCTAGTCGCTCAAATTCCTTTGGTACTGCTTTGGCGCGGTCAGACAATCCGAACAAAGTGTTCGTCAAAAGCGTTCCAGCTTGCTCGCCCTTGATACCTTGGTCGGCGAATACGGCTAGGGCTGCCGATCCTTCTTCTATGTCTTTGCCTACGGTCTTTAGCGCGTTACCGGCTTTGGAAGTAATAGCGGCTGCTAGTTGCTCTACTGAGGTATTGGCTAGTGTGTTGGCTTTTACGAATACGTCAGTAACTCTTGTAAGTCCTGCAAGGTTTTCAGCTGCGTCGTCTGAGGTAAGACCAAGTGCGGACTGCGCGTCTGTTGCTAAGTCAGTCGCCGTTGCCATGTCGAACATACCAGCTTGTGCGAACTTCGCAACCTGTGGCATTGCGGCAATTGAAGCTTGTGCATCTAGTCCGGCAGAGGCTAGGAAGAAATACGCTTCAGCGGCTTCTTCAGCGGAGAACGTTGTGGCTTTGGCTACTTCCCTAGCAG